CGGGACAGTCTTGGCGACACGGTGGACTGCACCGCACTGGATAACGGCTTGTACTTAAAGCGCAACAGCACATACCGCGCGGTGCGCAAGCAGACGGCGGAGGCGGTGACCAAAAGCCTTTGCAGCGAGTTTGGCATCCCGGTCGGCAAGCTGGCGGCCACGGGGATCCCCCTGAGCCGGAATTTTCTGGGGGTCAGCCTGTACCAGATTATCCAGACCATGTACACGCTGGCGGCGGAGCAGACCGGGAAAAAGTATCAAATCCGCTTTTTGTCTAACAGTTTACAGGTGGTGGAGAAGACTATCGGCGCGGACAGCCTGCGGCTGGTGCCGGGGAGCAATCTGATCTCCTGTACCAGCGGGGACAGCATTGAGAACATGGTCAACCGGGTAGGCGTCTACGACGACAACAGCAAACTGATCCAGCATTTTGACAGCCCCAAAAATTACGTATCCCTGTACGGCCTGATGCAAAAGGCCATCAAGGCAAGCGACAGCGAAAAGCCGGAAGTCACGGCCAAAGAGATTTTGGAGGAAAACGGCGTGTCCACCACGATCACGGCGGAGTGCATCGGCAATCCAAAACTGATCACCGGAAACGCGGTGGTGGTGGAGGAACCGGTGACCGGAACCTACGGCCGGTTTTGGATCATGTCGGACAGCCACAGCTTTTCCGGCGGCGTCTATCACACGAAGGTGTCGCTCGAATTTCGGAATCTCATGGATAAGCAGGAGGCCGGGAGTGTGCCGAAGGAGTAATGTGCCCGAATCGGACACATCGGAAAGGAGGAGCCATGAACGAAGATCCGTTTAGCGGGATTTTTAATTTAATGCGGGCCGCTGGCAGCGAGTTTGTTCCAGAGGGCAATGCCCGGCTGCGGCTGGGGACTGTGTTATCTGCCGCGCCGCTGAAGGTCGATGTGGCAGGCACCACGCAGGAAGCAGACCGCTTTTTTATCTGCCACCGTCTGGCGGACGGACACAGCGAGAAACTGCGCGTGACCGGCTCCGCCGTCTCCGGGGCGCTGGACATCAACGCCAGCTGCGGAAACGGCAGCCACAGCAGCATGACGATTACCAGAGGCACGGTGGCGCTGAACGCGGTTGTTACGCAGGACGGCCCGGTGCTGAATATCGGCGATCAGGTGTTGCTGCTGACCTGCGACGACCAGATATTTTACATCATTGACAAGGTGGTGGGGTGCGGATGATTTCAATTTTTCCGGCTGTGCAGCCGGAGGCGGAGGAGACTGACGCCACGCTGCCGCTGGCGCGAGAAGTCCAATGGGACTTTGCGTCCGGCACACCGGTGTTTTCCGCCGGAGAGCCGGTCATTGTCACCGGGGCGGAGGCCGTGAAGGTCTGGTGCTGGAAAGCGCTGCGTACCCCCAGATACCGCCACGACGTGTACACCTGGGACTATGGCAGTGAACTGGAGGATCTGATTGGGCAGGCGTTTACGGCGGACGTAAAGCGCAGTGAAGCCATCCGCTATGTGCGCGAGGCGCTGATGGTCAGCCCTTACGTCACAGGCGTGAGCGAGACAGATGTTTCCTTTGACGGAGACCGCATTATCATAGCCTGCACAGTAGGAACAATTTACGGGGAGGTTGCGCTGCATGTATGAGAATTTGACCGAGGAGGCCGTGAAAGCCCGCATCATCGGGCGGATCAATACGTCGCTGCTGACCAGCGAGGGGAGCTTTACCGGGGACATCATCGCCGCCATTGCGACGGAGATCTGCCAGTGCTATCACGCCATGGACGCACTAAGCCCCATGTTTTATGTGGACGAGACCAGCGGGGCTTACATCGACAAGCAGGCGGCCATGGTGGGCATCAACCGTAAGGCTGGGACGACCGCGTCCTGCAATTTGACCTTTACCGGGACGAACGGTGCGGTGATCCCGGCGGGCGCACCGTTTTACACAGCAGCCGGGCTGGCGTTTTATTTGGACGGTGCGGTGACCATCGCAAACGGCACAGGCGCGGGCAGACTGATCGCCGCAGAGCCGGGCGTGGCCTACAACATCGGGGCGGGCGAGATCGTGTCCACGCTCAAAAATTATAGCGGCGTCAGCGCTTACACCAATGGGGAAGCAACCGGCGGAACAGATCCGGAGACAGACGCTGCGCTGGTAAGCCGCTACTACACCCGAATGCGGCAGGCCCCAACTTCCGGCAACCCCTACCACTATCAGATGTGGGCGGGCGAGGTGGACGGCGTGGGGTATTCCCGCGTGATTGCCAAGGCATCTGGCGCTGGGACGGTGAAGGTTCTTCTGGCGTCGCCGGAAGGCGGCACGGTAGATTCCGGCACTGTTACCTCGGCTGCTGCGCACATCGCCGCAGAGCGGCCCGTAGGCCCGTCTGTGACTGTTGTATCCGCCACAGCCAAGAATCTGGATGTTAGTGCCACGGTAACGATTGACGGCACCACGACCAAGACGGCGGTGCAGGAGGCGCTGGAAGCGGCGGTAAGCGCTTATTTCAAAGCGCTGGTTTCCGGCAGTTTTACCCAGAACCTTGACGCGGAACTGGATGTGATTTCCGAGAAGACCTACACCGTCCTTTACAACCGGATTGCGTTTTTGCTGTTAAGTATCCCCGGCGTGGTGGATTACTCCGCGCTGACGGTGGGAGGTGGAACTGCCAACGTCACCGTGGCAGCCACGGAAGTACCGATTTTGACGGGGGTGACGGTGGTATGACGCTGATCCAGAGATACCCGGAGTTTTTGCAGAAGGGCGCGGAGTTTGCGGATATTCAGGCAGCGATAGAGCCTGAGCGGCTGGCCTTGTGGGAGGCAATGGATGGTCTTTGTGCGCAGCTGTGTGTGGACACGGCCACATGGGGTCTGAAAAGCTGGGAAAATGCGCTGGGAATCCCGGTGGAGGTTGAAAAGGACGTCGCGTTTCGGCGCAGCCGAGTCAAGTCGAAGCTGCGGGGCGCGGGTGTGACCACCGTGGCCATGATCCAAAACGTAGCGGAGAGTTTTTCCAATGGCGACGTGGAGGTCACGGAAAAGGCGGACCAATACCGGATTGAGATTAAGTTTGTTGGAACCATTGGCATCCCGCCCAATATGAACGATCTGACGGCGGCTCTGCGGGAGATCGTCCCGGCGCATCTGGGCTGGGACTACATCATCATCTATAACACATGGAACGCCGTCAAGGCCCACACTTGGGCGGAGCTGGTCACTCGCACGTGGCAGCAGGTAAAGGAGAGTGAGTTATGAGCACGACCGCAAATCTTGGGCTGACGCTGCCAGCTGGAACCGACTGGGCAGACATTGCCGTTTTAAATGCGAACTTTGAGCTGATCGACGCGGCGATGGGGGCGGCGCGGGCGGCAGAGGCATACAGCACTACAAAGACCTACGCGGTGGGCGACTACTGCACCAGAGACGGCGCACTGTTTAAGTGTACCGTGGCAATCACCGCGCCGGAGACATGGACGGCGGGACACTGGAAGTCCACCAGTGTGGCGGCGGAGCTGTTGGCGATTATTGCGTCTTTGTCGAGTAAGATGCCGTTAAATGGTGGTACATTTTACGGGCGTGTAAACTGGTTTGACGAAAACAGAAGTATTGGCAATGGTGCGACGCCAAATCAGTTAGATATCGTTTGCGGAAGAGCATCTATACGATTTGATCCTGACAATATTGCAAGCGGTTTGTCCCAGTGTGTGCTGCTACGGGATACTGGATCAGGTACGGCTTATGCCATTGCCACCGCCACGCCGCCGACGGAGTACGATTTGCCGCTGGCAAGTGGGATCACAGCGACAGAAGGTGGATGTTTTTACAGCAAAACGCAAGACGGAATTGTAAATCTGGTTGTATCCTGCAAAAAAGAGACGGACGGATTAGTTAGCGACTCCATCATTGCAACTTTACCTGTCGACGTTAGGCCGGCAAGAGAGGCCGTTACAAATGCTTTTGCAATTACAAGTGACAACACCACGTATGGATGCTCCATCCGTATATGGCCGTCTGGAGAAATAAAGATTTGGGTGCCTGTAACAAATGTAAATCAGGTAGGATTCCAAATCAGTTTTGTGGCTGGGAATTGAGGTGATACGGGATGAATTATAAGCATTGCTGCGTAATTGACGCAGACGGATATTATCAGACGTTTGTGCGGGTACTGCTACCGGAAGATGCGGTACCGCAAGTGCAGGGGTATATATTGCAAAATGGAGAATCCCTGCTGGATACGGTAGCACCTACCAATCCCCCATATGCGGGAGCTATCGGACTCGTGCGTCCGAAGTGGGATGATCCGTCCAACGCGTGGGTGGAGGGAGCGACCGCCGAGGAGATCGCCGCGTGGGAGGCGGAGCATCCTGCCCCACACGCAAAAACGCTTGCAGAGGTGCAGACTGCCAAACTGGCGGAGATCAACGCCGCCTGTGACGCTGCTATTACCGCCGGGTGCGACGTGACGCTATCGGACGGCACGGCGGGGCATATCAGCCTGTCTATCCCAGACCAGATCAACCTGACGACGGCCAGAGAGGCCGTCAAGGCGGGCGGCAGCGGCTACGCCTATCATCTGGACGGAAGCCTGTGTGAAGTCTATCCGGCGGCGGACATCGCCATCATGGCAAAGGCGGCGACCGCGCACATCCTATACCACCAGACCTACTGCAACCATGCCCGGACATGGGCCAAGCGCTGCACCGCTGTTGCCGACGTGCAGGCCATCACCTACGGCGCGGCGTTGCCGGACGATCTGGCGACGCATATGGCCGCCGTCATTGCGGCTGCGGGAGGCGGAAATGCGTAAGGCTGGGGACGTGATTTTAAGTGGGCTGCTGGCGTGCTTTGTGGGGACGGCGTACTTTCTTATAGAAGTAGCGTGGAAGTCCTCACGCGGGCATCCTGATGGCATCAGCTGGACCATGCTGGTTCTGGCGCTGCTGCTGGGCATCATCATGGAGCGCATGGGGGCGGAGCTGCCGTGGCGGTGTCCGATTTGGGCACAGGCCATCCTGTGCGGCCTTGCCATCACGGCGGCGGAGTTCGTGGCCGGGTGTATCCTCAATCTCTGGCTGGGCTGGAACGTATGGGACTACTCCGATATGCCCGGAAATTTTCTGGGGCAGATTTGCCCGCAGTTTGCGGCCCTGTGGTGCATCCTCAGCGGGCCGTGCATCGTCTGGCTGGACTGGATGCGGTACGCCGTCCGGGGTGGCGAGAAGCCGCGATATACGTGGAAGTGGAGGACTGCGGATGTACATTGACGCAGAGACAATCAACGATTTGGCACGGCTGCTTGGGTCGCTGGCGCTCATCGGATCGGCAGTGCTGGCGATCTACAAATTTATCGAGCGCGACCGGGCACAGAGTAAGACCATTCGGGCAATCCAGACGGAGCAGACGCTGCTGTGCTACGGCATTAAGGCTTGCTTACAGGGGCTGGCGGAGCAGGGGTGCGACGGCCCGGTGCATGATGCACTGGAGAAGCTGGAAAAGCATCTAAACAAGCAGGCGCACGGTGCGCCATCAGATAAGTAACCCAACCGCCGAGGGCGGAAAACATAAGAAGCTGAAAAGGAGATTACATCATGAACAATCCCGACATGACCCGCAAGCAGGAGCTTGCCAATAAGACCGTGCAGCAGGGCTGCTTTGCCGTCACATATGACGATCTGGGCTACGCCGTTAAGGCGGTTCTGACCAGCCACAGCCCCGGCTATGTGGCTGAAGATGGAACTGTGGTTCCCGGCGAACCCATCAAGCGGAAGTAATCAACAGGGGCGGGGAAACCCGTCCCACCGAAGAAAGGAAAGAACATGGATATTACATCTTTTGGCATCGCCTCTGTGGCGGCTATTACCGTGATCTGCTATCTGATCGGCCTGATCGTCAAGGCCACGCCCTTCAACAACGACAAGTACATCCCTATCGCCTGCGGCGTTGTGGGCGGTGTGCTGGGCATCGTGGCGCTGTACACCGGTCTGCCCCAGTTCCCAGCCACGGACCCGCTGACAGCAGTTTCTGTGGGCATTGTCAGCGGTCTGGCGGCTACCGGTATAAATCAGGCGGTCAAGCAGCTGGGCGGTGGCGGAAATGGCTAAGATCATGCAGGCCGGGACGCTGGCCCCGGAGCTGCTGGAAAGCGTCCAGATCTACGTCAACACTAAGCAGTACAAAGAAACCGATGCGTGGAAGATTCTAAATGAAACCGGCGGCGATTTCTTGCTGCCGGGGCCGATCTACCTGAAAGACCGCCGGGGGCTTCCCACCGGGCCGTGCTGCCATTTAAAGGCGGA